TGTTCTGAACGAGGAGCTCGCTATGGCAGCACTTGTCGGTGACGGACGTGAAGATGGTGATCCAGACAAAATCCATGAAGATCATATTCGTTCCATCTGGCATGACGATGAGCTGTACTGCATCCATCAGGACGTTGACTTCGAAGCAGCCAAAACCAAACTGCAGGGTACCAACACTGGAGCAAACTTCAGCGAGAACTACATCAAGGCAGAGGCTATGATCGAAGCTGCACTGTATTCCAGAGAAAAATTCAAAGGCACAGGTACACCGGATCTGTACTGTACACCGCACCTGCTGAACGTAATGCTTCTGGCAAGAGATCTTAATGGCCGCCGTATTTACGATTCCAAAGCAGATCTTGCTGCAGCGCTCAATGTAGCATCCATCCAGACTGTTGAACAGTTTGAGGGTCTGGAGAGAACATCCAACGGTGGTAAGAAGAAACTGCTTGGTCTGTTTGTAAACCTGGCAGACTATCAGTTCGGTTCCACCAGAGGTGGTGAAGTTACCAAGTTCGAAGATTTCGACATGGACTTCAACCGCTACAAATACATGCTGGAGACAAGACTCTCCGGTGCGCTTACTCAGGTATATTCCGCTATCGCTCTTGAGGAGCCGGTAGCCTAAATCGCATAAGGAGGATAAGTCATGATCGAAAAAATTCGTCCAGTCGCTGATGACGTGAATGTCGCAGTGAGAAAAGTTTACGGAAAAGCAAACGATGCATATGCATATTACGATTCTGCTTGTAAGAACAAAGTGACTTGCGCTGAGCTGCAGGATGCGTATATCAAAGGACTTATGATCGATGTTGCCGGTACATTATATAAACCGGTCAGCTGTGCTGTTGCCGGAAATGTGGCGACTGTCACATATGTGACGACAGATTCTGCTACAGCCACAACAGCCAAACTTGCGACAGTTAAGTCTGACAAATGATCAAGGAGTGAATCGATATGAGTAAATGGTTCGGCAAGATAGGATTCACTCTTCCGGTAAGGGAAATTGAGCCTGGGGTATGGGATAACCCTGTTGAAGAGCATGAGTATTATGGCGACATGACGAGCAATCGCTGGAAACGTCAGAGCTCAGGTGAGATCAATGATAATCTCAACCTTGCGAATGTTCTGAGCATCTTGGCCGACCCATTTGCTTTCGAGAATCATTCTTGTATAGCATATGTTGATATCCTGGGGACGAAATGGAAAGTAACTGATGTTGAACTCCAATATCCCAGGATGATCTTATCTATAGGAGGTATTTGGAATGGGAACTCGCCTGGAGCTACAGAATAAGTTGGAAGAACTGCTTGGTTCCAGGCATGTTTATTTCCAACCACCTGAATCAGTCAAAATGGAATACCCAGCGATTAAGTATTCTATGACAAGTATAAAAAAAGACAAAGCTGATAACACAGCTTACTTACTTACCAAAAAATACAGCGTGGTAGTGATCGATAAGAAACCTGATAATCAAGTTATCTCTAAATTGTTGATGATTCCATATTGTGCTTATGATACGTCATATAAATCCGAGAATCTCTACCACGATGTATTAACACTATATTTCTAAGGAGGAAGAAGAAATGTCCAAACTTGTATGGGATGAAGTCGGTAAAAGACTTTACGAAACCGGTGTTAGCAAGGGCGTTTTATATCCGCAGTCTAATGGCACATATCCGAAAGGTGTTGCCTGGAGCGGACTTACAGCAGTAAATGAGGCTCCGGAAGGCGCTGAGGCAAACCCTATGTATGCTGACAACATTAAGTATCTCAATATTCTGTCCGCAGAAGAGTTTAAAGCCACTATCGAAGCGTATACATATCCCGATGAATTTAAACCGTGCATTGGCGCAGAGGAGCTTATCGAAGGAGTATCTCTTGGTCAGCAGGATCACGTTCCGTTTGGTTTCTCTTATCAGACAATCATCGGCAATGATACTGAAAACAATTCTCATGGTTATAAGATTCATGTTGTATACGGTTGCTTAGCTGCGCCATCTGCAGCTGACTATCAGTCGGTTAACGACAGTCCGGAAGCAGCGACTATGTCTTGGGAAATTTCCACAACACCTGTATCAGTAGCTGGATTTAAGCCTACAGCAACTCTGGTGTTCGATTCCACCAAACTTAGCGAAAAGAAGATGGCTGCCATTGAGAAAGTTCTGTATGGTGACGCAGACACTGAAGCACGTCTTCCGTTACCGGATGAAGTAAAAACTATCATTACTGCAGTAACAGAGTAAAATGAAATCGTTTTAGAGGCCCAACATACAGGGCCTCTTTTTTTAATGTGAAAGGAGAAAGAATATGTTTAAGAAAACCATTACATATGAAGACTACAACGGAGTAAAGAGGACCGAAGACTTTCATTTCCACTTCAGCAAAGCCGAGATCATCGAAATGCAGCTGAGTACAGCCGGTGGTCTGGATGCTACCATCAAAAGAATTGTAGCAGCAAATAATGAGCCTGAGATCATCAAGTATTTCAAAGATCTGGTTCTCAAAGCATATGGCGAAAAGAGTGCCGATGGGCGAAGATTTATGAAGAGTCCGGAGATCTCCAGAGCTTTCGCTGAGACTGAGGCATATTCAGTTCTGTTTATGGAATTGGCAACAGATGCAAAAGCCGCCGCAGAGTTTGTTAACGGTTTATTACCGGCTGATGTCAGAGAGCAGGCCAAAGTCGAGGCTGACAAAATCATAGCAGGCCAGTTTCCGGAGGCGTAACAAAGAAGAAAACTATGGAGGGATAAGAGATGCTTGAGATAACCGTTCCGGCACAAGAAGTGTGGGATGATGAAAAAGAAGAATTCGTATTCTCGTCAGCTTTCAAAGAATGGCATTTACAATTAGAACATTCTCTTGTCTCTCTGTCAAAATGGGAACGTAAATGGCATAAACCATTCTTCAGTAAGAGAGACAAAACGTTACCCGAAATCATAGATTATATCAAATGCATGACTATCACTAAGAATGTTCCGTCCGAGGTGTATGATCGCATTTCTAAAAGTCAAACTCTGATCGATCAGATATCAGCTTATATAGACGACCCGATGACAGCTACCACTTTTCGCAATGATCCATCAAAACGAGGAAGCCGCGAGGGCATAACAGCAG